ATATTTGCTGCATTAAGTACAGTTCTATTTAACTCTTCCATATTAAACATTCCCGGAGGTGCATTCTGTGCCAACTGCATTGCCATGTTTGTCATCATTAGTCTATGAGCAGATGACGGAATGTTAGGGTCACTTACAGGAATAATGTCAATCTTATTGTCAAAATCCATTCTAAATATTTCTGAAGATTCACCCGGTACATCATATGGATACCTTTGAGGTAAACTTTCTGAATCTATTCGTGCAAGTACCTTAAACTCTTCTCTCTGTGCCTTATGTAGTCTCTTATGTATAGCAGAAAAGAATTTACTTGAAGCTTCTAATAGTGCCATAGTTGTACCTACAGGACCATAATTAGAGCCTTCACTTATTATTTGCTCTGTAGTATCTGCAAACTTCTGACCTGCACCTGCAACAAACTGCATCATGTTAAATAAAGTTTGAGAAGGTTCTTTGTATGGAAACATTACAATAGATTTATTTAAATCCATGCCTGTTGCTTCTACTTCTTTAAACTCTCCCGGTGCAATAGGGTCATTATCTCCTACTACCTTTACACCTTTAGCTTTAAATCCACCCTGCAAGTTTGCAAACTGACCTGCATCAATTAAACTTCTCATTGCTGCAGTTGCAGACATTGTAAGGTTACCTAAGAAATGTATGAGACCTAACCCATAAAAACCAAATCCCGGTACAAATCTGTAATGAGTGAAAAACATTTTCTTTTGTTTTGTTTTATCATCTTCATTCCAGTTTCTTCTAATAGATAATACTTTCTGTGACTGCTCTTCTATAGTTACAATATAAGGACAGGCAGTATCATAGTCTTCTATTTCTAAATAACAGTGTTGTTCTAGTAGTGTATATTGAGGGTCACTGTCAGTAGAAGGACTTAATCCTAATACTGTGTCCATCTTTTCTGCCATTGCAGATTGCTTTGGTAATTCAGGGTCTGGTAAATCTATATCTGCATACATTCCTGCATTTATTTGTCTTGCAAGTTCTATAGGACTTCTATAAAGAATATGAGTATACCTATCTGCCCTTCTTAAATCAGTTGCATAGTAAGATACATAAAATTGGTCAATAGGAACAAACTCACTGACAGGTCTATTTAATGAATCATCATAATATATCTTTTTAATTGCAGACCCTAGTAGTGGCAAGTGAAACAACATTCTTTCTGTTTCATCAAAAAACTCAGGCATTTGTTCTGATACCTGATAGTTCATAAAGTTCTGAACTCTATTTGCCTGTTTCTGTTTAGATTCTGTAATGTCTCCTAGTATCTGTACTTTAACTGGTCCTTTTGAAGGAAACAATTCTCCACTTGCTTTACTCTGAAACTTAACTGCTGATTCTATAAGTAACGGATGTACTGCAGTCGCTGCACCCTCAAAAGGTTCTGTAGTGTCTTCAAGCTTTAAACCAAGTAAGTCAAAACCTCTTTCAAACATTGACTCCCATTCTGACCTAGAAGCTTTGTCTGCATCATACTTTTCTATTACAGTTGTGGCAATGTCCTGTAAATCTTCCTCATCCATTTGTTCTGCAAGATTTTCATAGAAAGTTGCTGCAACCTCTGCTTCTTCAGGGTCAAAATCTAATTCACCAAACTCTACTTCTAGTTCACCTGTTTCAGGGTCAAGCTCAAAGTTTACCTTGTCTGACCTATTATTTTCTTTTTCTAGGTCTAACTTTATTATGTTGTCTTTCATCTTCTCTTCGCTTGGGTTCTTCTCTACTGCCATGCTCTTCCCTCATTAACTTTTTTCTAAATTTAAAAAATTCAATATCAACTGGTCTTGCATTACCTATCTTTACAGGTAACTTACCACACTTACAATATCTACTATATTTTTTTGTACCACATTGTAAACAGTATGTAACAGGACTATATCTGAATATCTCCATTATACTGTTATACTCTCCAATATGCAACTCTTTTATCTCGTTTGCTTCCTTCATCTTCCCATGAAGGGTCTTCAGGGTGTGTTAAATTCCAACTATCTTTCATGTAATGTACTGCCATACTTAAACAGTCTACTTGGTCATCATGTGAGCCATTAGGAAAAGACATACACTCTGAAAATAAATCATCTGCCCATATTTTATTTTTAGGTAACCATACTCTACCTGCTTCCATCATAGGTGTGGATGCATATACTCTGGCAACTTTATCCTTATCAGGCAGGTAGTCTAATACAGGCAATCCTGCTCTACGCATATCCTGTATAAGTGACTGACCTGAAGCCTTCTTTTCTATAATACATACATCAGGTCTAAACTCTTTATACAAATCTTGGGCAATACGTCTAAGTTCAGGATACTCATATCTACCTCTGGTATTACCCAGCAATATTAAATGAGATGAGTGACCTTCATCCTCATCATAGTCATGGAATATTCCCCATGTCTGTATTACACTAAAGTCTGCAGTTCTACTTGTACTAAATGCAGTGTCATATGTCTGTATTATAAACTCACACTCAGGAGGGTCTTCATACTCCCACCACTGTATATACTTCTTTTTAATAATACCACCATCATCAGGTGAGGGGTCTTGCATATATAATGAGTTCCAGTACCTTGCACCATTACTTGCTCGTATTTCCTGCTCATCTATTCGTAGTATCTCGTCAGACTTCCACTCAGGAAAGTATGAACCACCTACAGGCAAGTCTAGTAACTCTGCTGCTTCCTCATTTAACCATGCAGGAATACTAATTACTTCCCATGGGTACGTATTCTGCTCTGCAGTCTTTTCCTGTTTTAGTAACCAACCACATAAGTCATCATAGTGATACCTTGTATTAATAATAATAATTGACCCATTAGGCATAAGTCTAGTTCGTAAACCTGCAGGATACCATTCCTTAATATATTTTCTACCTGTTTGACTAAATGAGTCTTCCTCTGACATTACGTCATCAAGTAGTGCAATGTTTGCACCTCTACCTGCAACCTGACTTCTTACACCTGCTGCGTAGTATGAACCATTCTTATTAGTTTTCCATTTACCTGCTGCCTTAACATCACTACGTAGTGCCACACCCTTAAATATTCTTTGAAACTTTTCTGTGTTAACTATATCTCTTACAGTTCTACCAAAGTCAGAAGCAAGTTGGTCACTATGAGATACTGACATTATTTCATGGTTAGCAAAAGTACCTATATACCATGCAGGAAATAGTTTACTACATATTAAAGATTTGGAGGAACGAGGTGGTAGGAATACCATAAGTCTTTTTATATCACCATCTACCACACCCTGTAGTTTTCTACATAGTAATCTTATATGACTACCCATTTTAAAATCAGATACAAGTGTAGGAGCAAATACTTTTACAAAAGTAAGAAAGTCATCTTTTGCTCTTAGGTTAGTATATGTATCTAAATTAATTTTGAAGTCTAAATAGTTTTCTAAATTAACTGCAGTTTCCATTATGTTTTTATTTTACTACCTTCTTCTTCCATATCCAAACATTTATATGCTTTTGGAAAATACTGTGGTATGTAGTCAGGCATTTCTTGTGTAATATCATAGGCTCTTGCTAAACATTTATCATGTGTATTATGTGGACTATATAAATCCTGTAAAGTTATACATTGATTTGGGTTAGATACTAAACAGGCTAATACAAATAGTTCGTACATTCTTATTCCTTTATATTTAATTACAAAATAATTATAGCACTATTGCATAAAATAAAAAAGTATGTTATTTTATTATTTAGACACCGGGGGTAAATAGTATACCCCATTCCTATTGTAACTATATGTTACTTTATTCTCAAAACAATAAATATTTATATTGACTTAATAGAGCCGCAGCTTGTTAGGCATGGTTAGTCCTATGAAATTTTAAAAATATTTGGGGGTAGGGTATATATATATTATATAGACGTACAATTTTTTGGTAGGGGTTAGTCTATTTAGTTCTATCTAGTCAAATAATTGACATTTTCTCTATTGGATACATAGGAATCAATATATTACTATATAAATTTTTTAAATGAACTCATCTATTTAGTTAACATGATTAATTAGATTTACATTTAATCTATTGAGTTTATATTAAG